ATTATCAGCAGTGCCGGATCGCTTGTCCGAATTCAAAATTCGGTCAGCCACGAAAACCAGTTGAGGTGGCACGACTAACTTAGTTGCCTGAACAGAAATGGTCAGCCCTCGGTCATCGGTGAAAGTGCTGATGTCGATCAAGGCATCTTCCAATGAAGTTTCATTCAAATCAGCCATAGTACTCGCTCGGTTAGCAGCAGTGCCGCCGCCAGCCAGAGGGTGAGCTGTGTTGATCAAAGAAACACCATCGCCGCCAGTATAAGTACCGGAGAAAGCGTTATTAAGCACATCGGCGCCCTTCACTTCTTTGGTGTTCGCCATGGAGCGAGCAAGTGCTTTTACATAGCGCTTACCCAGGCTATCATAAAGATTATCTTCGACAGCTTCCTCGGTCAGTGCAAATGCCAACGCAATTGTCTGATGCGTATAACGTGCCGAGTAAGACTCGCCAGCATTATCGAAGACAACACCTTGACCTTCAGTTTTTGTTGGTGCGGAACCAAAACCAGTGATTAAGACCTCTTCTTCAAAAGCACGTTGAGAATCTTCGATTGCGTAGATTTCTTCGTACTCACGGTCGTAGCTGTCATATGACATGCCAAAAAGGCTGTTTAATCCGGGTTCCAATTCCTTTGCTAATTGTGCTCTTGAAATTGCCATTGGTCACTCTCCTTATGCTAGACCAGCAGATTTAACACCGGCAATGTGGTTTTGAATAACCACTAATACGTTGGTGTTAGCACTTGCCACATCGTCGTTGTTGGGATCTTGGGATATATCCAGAGCTTTCAACGGCAAGGTTGTTGCCGTGGCGCCGGTGGTCACATCAAGTTCCACGTTTGATCGGCCAGAAGCTGTATCGCCAGTGGTAGCTTGATCAACAATATCGAAATTGCCAAACAAGTCTGCTATCGGGAAAGCTGCATCCGCTTGAATTGAGAAGACGGTCATCGGATCGTCAATAACAAAAGCAATGATGTCTGATGCCGAGATTGAACCGGGATAATAGTTAGAAAAAACCTCCTCGCCCGACGTAGGGTCAGTGTACTGACACCCATTAAAAACCCCCACGACGGGGACAGTGCTACTAGCTGCGGCTCGTTCAATACCACCTCCGGTTACTTGCTTAACAAGATCTCCATTAAAAATCTTGCCGCTCAAACCAGAAGCAATACGGTATCGACTTTGGCCACCAGAATAGGGAGCACCACCCATCATACGAACGGGGCGTAAACCAAAGGCTGCGTCTTTATTACCCATTTTTTATCTCCTTAAGACTTAGCGTCTACCAAATGTTACTTGGGAATCTCGCTGCGGATCATACTTAACGTAACGACGGTCGCCGCGAGTCTCATTGAACATTGTGTTATCCAATGCGTCAGTGGCCGCTTGATTTTTCGCATTATAATATGCGCTGCGCTCGTTAATCGTTTCGTTTGGTATTTTCGCAAGCAATAACCCTTCGTTGTATATGACTCCAGCGTGCTTTCCGGCATCCATCGTAGGAAGTTCCCACTCTGAAGGAAGATCGGACGATTTTACAAGCTCCCAACCTTCCCTTATCCTTCTGCTTACGTTCGCCCGATCCTCTTGCCCTAGTATTGATTCCCGAATCCACCGATAGGTGTAACCGGGGGGTGCCGGGGGAGTTTCGAGCTTGCGAACTGGTCGCCACGGTCGTCGTCGAGCCTGTTTATCGTGCGTCTCGGAATCACGCGAAGCGCGGGTCTTATTATCTGAATCTGTCATTATCTTGCCTCCCTTTGAGCAATTTTTTGCTTTTCTGATGCCACACGCTTAAGCCAGTTTTCCTCGCTCATATTGTGCGGCTTCAAACCACGGAGGCGCTGAAGTTCAGATTGAGTGAACTTAACACCACGCTTGCTGCCCTGTGTTTGTTGCCGTCCAGCGGAGCTGGCGGAAGCGACTCTTTGCACAGCGGGTCTATCTTCCTTTTTTTCGGCTACCGAACTACCCTTCAAGGTTGGGTAGATTCGGAAAACTCTTGTGTCCAATTCATTGTAATACTCTTCCGAGTCTGGTTCAAACCCTTCGTTAATTAGATTGAAATGGGTGAAGTAGGCGAACTGAGTCGCCTGAAGGTTTTCTTCGCTCTCAGAATCACCATACCATTTGTTTTGATCGTGCCAGCTTAAAGCTTCGCTGGTAGGTTTTACTTGCTGCTCCTGGGGCTGCTGGTATGCCTGGTAGTTTTCCTGAGATCCCCGCTGCTGATCAAGATATCGCGACTGATTTGACTGCGCAACACGAAGCTTTTCCTTTTGGATAGCGATGTCGGTCTTCAGAGTATCCGCTTTGGATATCAGGTCAGCGTCACCAGATCTGATAGCTTTTCGATAAATATCATCTACCTGGGATTCCTTCGACAAAAGAGCCTCTTGCTCCTTCTGCAAAACGGTCGTCTGCTGAACGAGGGTATGCTTTTTGTAGGCGTCAATCTCCTTATCTTTCTGTAAGGCAAGAGACTCAAGGTACTGAGAACGCTCCTCAGCTTGCTTGGTCTTTTGGTTGAGCTTATTGATCCGCCTGCTGACCGATTTGGTGTAGCGCTCAAGCTCGTCATCGCTGCTGACCGCCCCGCCTCCGGGTGGGTCTTCAACAATTTGAATTTCGATTTCTTCTTCTACCGCGTTTAATTTTTCTACTGTCATCGCCAGCTACTCACTATGTCATCAGGGTTAAGGATAGTACCTATGACCTCATCGTCATTGATTATGCGTACCTCGTCGCCCTCTTCTAGCTTAAAGCGAGCGCCTGCATACCGGCCAATTAACACCCAGTCGCCTTCTTCGCACCATGGTTTTTCGCCGTACTTTTTTTTGTCTGAGTAACAGAGGACGCCCTTCTTAACCACATACGCGACTACCGTGGCCAGTGATTCTCGGTCCACGGTCTCTTTGGTTAAATGAATTCCACCCTTGGACGTTCGTTTGCCGATAAAGGGAATAACAAGCATTCGCCACCCGCTAGGGGTAGGCATCCGCTCCACCAGGGTCTTACTCAGCAATGCTGGATCTAAAACAAGATCATCCTTTTGAATAAATGCCGATTCAATTGACGGTTTTGCCACTAGCGCTCTCCTTTTGCGTAAAATTCTTGGATATGTTGCTCCACCAAGTTTAACGCAGTTAGCTCGCCTTGCAAACTTTTATAATGTTCCATATCTTTGAGCATACCTTCGCACATAGTTTCAACGATCAGGTGTCTTCGATCTGAAATCATGCGCTTTACGGAAGAGGCTAAATCAACATCGTCTCTCATACGCGCTCGTAATAATCCAGGCCCTTAGTTGCCGCGCCAGTGCCCCTGGTGCGCATCTTCTTGACCTTAACTTTCAACTGGCCATTAGAAACGGAACCGCCGCCCTTCATGCCCTTTGATGTCTTCATCGCAATAGCGACGGCCTGATCCTGTGGCTTGCCTTCTTTTTTAAGCATACTAATATTCCTGCTGATGGTTTTTTGACTGCTACCCTTCTTAAGAGGCATCGCTTGTCTCCCCTTTTACTGGCTTCTTCCTAAAAGAAACTTTTGCTTTAGGGGCCTTAGACTGAACTGTCTTCGGCGCCACAGGACTCGGCGCTTCAATTGCCACAGAAACCGGCGCCGGAACCCCTTGCTTTATTCTTGCAAGCTTCTCCTGGAGCCTTGCCGCATCCGCGAGCTTTGCAAGCCTATTATTCTCTGCAACCACTTCGGATTCCGCCCGCTCTGCGGCACGCATCAAGGCTTTATTCTTGCGAAGCTCTGCTTGCCGCTTAAGAATATAACTGGTTGTCATCGTATACCTCCAAATTTAGCCTGCAACTCACGCAACTTCAACTCAGCCTGCTGCTCAAGTCTTCGCACTGCCATGTCAAGCTTGTCGTCTGCAATTTGTTTTTGAGTACCGATTCTTTGCTTGGCTATTCGAGAATCAAGCAGCTTTTCTTCACCTCTCTGAGCCTGCTTTTCGTCAAACTGGCCCTGTTCAGCGTTGAGTTCTTGCTCCCTCAAGTCGAGTTCTTTTTTCCGTATCTGAACCAGCGGGTCTTCTTCGTTGCCTTGGCCTATCGACATCAAGAAGTCTTGCGTCAACTGCGCCATTATTGGCGATGAGAAGCTCTCGGTGATCATCTGAATTTGACTGACAACTTGAGGCTGCTGTTCCGGTGGCACCTGAGCCATCTGCTGCTCAAGCTGCTGAATCTGCTGCTGTATTTGCGGGGGCATTTGCTCTTTCGCCATCAGCGTAGACATAAACTGCAGGTGCTGCATACAGTGCGCAATAATCAGCGACTGCAACTGCGGCGTTGTCTTTACCACCTCGGTCAAAAATAATGACCGGTGAGTATCGACGTGCGCCTGATGATTTTGAGGCTCAAACGCCTGCTGAGGCTGAATCATCATAAACCCGCTGTTCTCAATCCCTGCATCAATCGGAGCAGGGGGCGGCGGTGGCGGCGCCGGTGGTTGTAACAAGCTATCCACGTTATCAACTCCCAGGGCTGCGTACATCCTGCGATAGGCTTCATAAACGCCGCTAGGTCCGTGGATTTCAGGGTTCGATTGAACAAGCGCCATCAGCTCTTGCGCCATCGTAATCCGCTGAGATTGGCTGAAAATATTTGGGTCCGAAACCGGAATCACATCGATTCGGCCATCGAAATCGGTCTGTTTAACTTCTTGCGAGCCGCTGCCGGTCTGATACGGATACATCGGCGGCAGGTACTCTCCAAAAACCTTGGCCAGAAGCTGAAACTCTATCCTCTGCGCATAGTGCAAGCGCTTGTGAATGGCGCTCATCACCTTGGTTCCACGCTCCAACAGAGCCACCGTAGTGCCCACTGGCATTGCTTGATTAACGTCACCGACATTGGTATCTGCAATGCTGGCAAAACGCTTGCCGGAGTCAATCAACATACCCAAAAGCTGCATTAAGACGCTTGAAGGCTCTTTCACAGGCAGGGGTATTAGGTTTTCTCTGAGCGATCCGCCGGTGGTGTCGATGTCCCTGAACTCGCCAGGCTGCAGAGGCTCGTCTTCGTCACGAATTCGCATTCCCCTGGCCTTGAAGCCAGAAGGCAGGTTTGCAATGGTCCCGGCGTCAATGAGCTGGCGGAGAATAGACGTTGATGCCTTCGCAAGCCCGCCGATCATGTGGCTCAAGCCCAGCCCGTAGAAACCAAGGCCGGGGAGGAACTTGTACTGCACAAAATAATTGACCTTCTGCTTGGTAATGTCTTGCTCAACGTAGTTTCTGCGGATCGCCAAAACCTGCTGAGACTGCTCGTCGATTGTGACTATATAAGGAAGTTTCAAGCCAGTTTCCTGGCCATCAGCGTCAACATCTTCGTAGCCTGGTAGATCGAGGATGGTATGGACTTCGTAAACGGTCCTGTCTCGGTTTTCGGAATAACTTGGCGACTGACCTTCAATCTCGTCAACCTGCTCCTTGATTTCGCTACGGTTAACCGTGTATGAGTCACCCTTAAGCTCAATATCTGCGTAAAACCCACTCAACTGCTGCTTGCGAATTTCGTTTTTGCTCATCGAAATAACGTGAGTAACGCGCTCAGCAGACAGAATGTCAGATGCCTCGTAAGGTACGATCAAGTCTTCTGGGGCGATAAACTTTGAAACCGCTCGGCTCATGGATTGATCGTAATAGACCTTTTTAAACGCAGAACCGGCAATCGGCAGGTAAAATAAGAGCATATCCATTTCTGGGTCATATTCTTTCATCACGTTCATGATGTAAAAATTCATGAATTCGCCAACTCGCTGGGCCTGCATCTCAACTTCAGGTGTCCTAGCACCAATAATTTCAGTTTTAACGGGGCCTTTTGCTGGTAACAGCTCCTTGTAAGCTTGCGCCTGAAACTGCGTAACGCTTTCCGCCAGGATGGGGTGAATAACGCCTGAAGACCCTTGGAAGGGCTGAGATCTAGTCTCGTCAAATTTCATGCCAAGATACTTCAGCCCGTCTACATAGGTCTTCTCCCAATCGGAACGGCTTTCTTTGTCCGAATCAATTGACTCCAGGACATCGCTTGCAAGTTTTCCAAGGTCTGATTTGTCTAGGAAATCGACCAGGTTTGAGTCAAATGGGATCTGAGCCTTTTCTGGGACCGCGTCAATCTCATCGTCGATCAAGATTTCCTCTTCGGACACCAAGATTTGAGCCGCCTCCCTGATCATGTCTTCTCGGCTAAGCTCTGGCGTTACCGTTATCTGCTTAGATAAAGGGATGATATCCGGGTCGCCTTCCGTACCAAGCATTTTTTCTATAGCCATCAGTAATAAACCTGTCTGTTGTGAGGTAAAAACTTAGCCTCGTCTTGGTAATCGTTTTCCAAGGCAATAAACCCGCCCTGCCTGAATCTCATCAGAGCCATGGTGGCAGAGTCACAAAAGTCATCGTGATCGCCGTAAGGAAAAGACGCCATCTCCTCAATCACCTCTTCGGCAAAGGTATCCTCTGGCGCCCAGACCATCGACGACTCAAACAATGGAGCCACACTGTTCATTCGTGCAATCTTATCCTGGCCCCGGCTTGGTGTATAGGCTGTGACGGGGATGCCCATACGCCTTAATTCTTGAGTCAAAGGCGTGCCGGAAGCTTTTGCCTCAACAAGCACGCAATCAGGCTCCCAGTACTTGTATTCATCCATGGCAATTTTCTTAAGCTCGGGGAAGTCTACACGGAACCGCTTGGCATCTAAAAGAATGATGCAGTCTGGGCCGTCTGTTTTGGGCGTAAAAACCCCCCAGGTTGTAATTGCCGAATAGTCGGCAGTTTCTTTCTTGCTGAAGGCTGTGTCATATGACTGTATGACGTAAGAATAAGCCGGCACATAGTCCTTGTCCCATACCTCCCACCATTCGCGTTTGACGATTGATCCTGATTCGGCGGTCGGGTTCTGGAGCCACTGGCTGTTCCACTTGGCTATAGGCAGAGACGCTTTTACGCTTAAAAGCTCCTCCTTCTTCCAATATTCTGGCCAGAGAGGCTCTTCCGTCTCGGGCATGATCGCTGGAAATTCGATCATTTCCCACTGGTCGGCGTGGTCTTCTCCCTGCTTCTTGATCACCTTTCCAACCAAGTCCTTAGTGGACCAGCGGGTCATCACGATGACAATAATTCCCCCTGGCTGCAAACGCTGCCGGGGGCCGGATGTGTACCACTCGTAAACGCTATCCATGGCGGTTGACGACTGGGCGTCCTGCTCAGAAACCGGGTCATCGATTATCAGTAAGTCAGCGCCACGGCCCGTGATTGCACCCCCAACACCAGAATAGAACGACTCTCCGCCATCGGTTGTCGTCCAGCGACCAGCCGACTTATTGTCTGCCTGGAGCTTAATCTTCGGGAAAACTTCTTGGTATTCCTCGGAGCCGATGATATTTCTAACGCGGCGGCCAAATCGAACCGCCAGCTCAGCGGTGTGGGTCGTCTGTATGATCTTTAAATCACCACGCAAGCCCATCATCCAGGCCGGGAAGTATGTGCTCGCAAACTCAGATTTGGTATGCCTGGGCGGCAGGCATACAATTAATCGCTTCAGCTTACCCTGAGCAATCCGGTTGAATTTTTCACCAATTATCTTGTGATGCCGACCCTCAACAAACTCTGGCCACATATGCTTCACAAAGTTAATGAAGTCGTTCTGGCAATCGTCTTGCTTTTCTAGCTCATCGTATTTTTTAAGCAGGGCAAGTGCCTCTGCTTTTTCTGCATCAGATAAAATATCGAAGTCTTTTAGCGCAAGCTCAGACATGGCGCCAGTCTTCATT